TTGAATACAGTTTCAGCTGTAGCGTCATCAGATACTGTTACAGTAGATGCTGCTTTATATGATGATGCAATAATCTTAGTTGTATCCGGTACACCAGCTGTCATCTCGCAAACCAAGCAGGTGATGCCTAGTGACTGATCTTTAGCTTTGAAGTACACACCAATCTTGTCAAGGAAGATACCAGTTACACCGATAGGTGGTTTAGGTACGAATGACTGACCTAGCGGATCATCACTGTTGCTATCAGAGCTCTCAGAACCACGCTGAGATCTACGTACAGGTACCTCATTCTCAACAGGAACTTCAATACGCTCGATTGTCTCTACATTTGTTCTTTGAGTAATTGATGTAGAACTATCTACTCTTGTCTTCGACGTAGAAGATGAAGAGATTACGGGTTCTACAACTGTGAGAGATCTACTTCTAGTAGACATTGTCAACGAAGAAGCAGTGTATGTCGCTCTTGCAGCAGATGTAATAGCGTCTTCACCTGTAGCGATATTATCAACGTTCACAAGCTGGAATACTCTATCACCAACACGGAATCGCTCACTTGGGATCACAAAGTGACCAGCGATAACACCATTAGTGTCTGAAACGAGCTGTGTACCAAATGCAGCTGTTCTTGTTACAACATCAGACTCACGTCCTTCAGCTGTAGTAACGATACCTGTGTCTTCGTCATATAGACTTGTGATAGTACCGCCTGCGCAGAATTCTGATACTGCTTCACCGTCGAAGAAAGCGTAGAATCTTGTATTAGGCTTCAGACCATGTGCGATGAACGCAACAGTACGCGATCTCATATATGGATTAATGCTGATATCTTCAACATAAGAACCGAGATCGATAGTTGATGTAGTAGAACCTACAGACAACTTAGAAACAGTCTGTTGTAGCGTGCTAGTTGTAGTAGTAGCTGTTGTCGTAGTTGTCGTAGTGCTATTACCACTTGTAGATGAAGCGGTCTTTACAGCAGAAGATGTAGAACTATTAACAGTTCTCCACTCACCGAAGTTTGTGCCGAACGGTGAGTTAGCGAAGTCTTCCCATGCAGATGTTAAATCAAGAGATACATTTACAGAAGGTTGCGCTTCTTCATCCTTCGCATGGTCATACGACGGGAAGATTGAGAGGCTGCCGTTCCAATTCCATACTGATTCTGTAGCGTTACGGAATTTAGAAGCATATGGTTGAGTAATGAAGAGAGCAGTTGTGGATTCTAGTCTTCCGATACGGCCTGTAGCAATTGCATCAGTTACTGAAGATACCTTATAATCAATGTCTTCTTTAGTAAACTTTGGACGTGCAATTGACTGCTGTTCATCGATAGCAATCGAATATTCAAAGTTCGATACATCACCAAGCTGATGGTTGTTGAACGGATCAGCAAAAATACCATTTTTGAATCGATTGAGGCCGTTTTCATCAGTGATTACTACGTCTCTAGCTTGCATTTCGAGCATATTAAGCGTCTGATAGTATTCAAGACGATTAATTCTCTCAGCGAGACCAGTGATGTCTTTCATCGTCCAAGAACGATTACCAGCTAGCTTAGGAGAAACCTTTTCCTTTCTACGAACATCTCTGATGTTGTCAGCTTCAGTAAGAGTTGGGAATGGTGGTACGTAAGCTACAGCGACTGCAACTGCATCAGAATCTGTGGCAGGAACACTCGGCTTTAGATCTGGGACTGATGACTTCACATAGAAGTTACCGTTACGATCGACTTGTACCAGGTCATAACGAGGTAGGTAATATTCAACGTCAGCCTGGAAATTAGAATCCGGCTCGCCAATGTACGATCCAGTTGCTGCTGTATAGAATGTCGTAGCCGAAGTAGCTGGGTTAACAGTAGCGTCAGCAATCGTTGTAGCGCTGTTTGCAGTGCTTACTTTATATGGACGGAAATCAATGCAATTTCTTAAATCTACACCGTCATAGAATGGAATGTCGGCGTATGAAATGTTAGTTGTGTTAGCTGCATCTTCAGGTGCACGTACTGGATATGAATCTACAGAGTAGAAGCCAGTACCTGTTAAGTCACTTGTTTCGAAGTGAGATAGCTTAACAAGAATACGCGAAGCTGATGTAATCTTATTCTTATTTGAAGAAATTACTAGACGAGCGTGATCGTAATAAGAGTCTTTCTGACCATTATCTAATGTGAACCAACCAATTCGGTCTGGGTTGTTCTCTGAGTAATCAGCACCGATATAAACTGCTTCTAACTTGTAAACATCAGATATACCGAGATTCCAGTTACCGTCTGTACCTGCTGTGCTGCAATCGATCTTTACATAGCGATCTTTTCTTACAAACTTCTTCTTCTCATTAGCACTAGAGCGAGTTACAGGATAGCTTGCGTGAACAGTTTGAGGAGCGCCAGACTCAATTGTATAGCCCAACGACACAGCAAACTGAGTATTAGACTCCACAGTGACGCTAGAATCATCATCAGAAAGATCAAGGATGGTGCCAGCGACCCAATGCTTCCTATGTGCCGCAGCAGTATTAGCTGCAGCAATTGACGCGTCCAGTACCATATGAGTATTATTGGCAACACTTACGATAGTTCTCAGATAATGTGTAACAGCATTAGACGATACCTTGATAACTTCACCAGGCTTATATTGCGTAGTGAAAGAAGTACCTGTACCGATAAGTGTGTTACCTGTTGTTGTAGAATCTACAGTACCTGTAAGAGGAGCAGTCTCCATCGCTTCAGATAGAGCAATGTCAACCTTAAGCTCGTTAACATTTGATAAGCTGCCTACTGATGCGAAGAAGCTTTCATTACCACCTGCGTGAGGAGTGTTAAGAGTAAATGTTACTGAGCCGTTAGCTTGTAGAGTAGCAGTAGAAGTGTCTCTGTACTGGTATTGTGTGTCATTTACACCTGTAGAGCTACGCAATCTACGTAGACCTGTTAAGCCAGTATTGAAGACGAGCTTATTCTTTGTGCTGTCCTTGATAGTAGCAGCACCATCTTCTAGAATTAGGTCGGCTTTAGAGCCAATACCAGCAGCAGAATAAATGCTACGAATGTCGCTAAAACGCTTTCCAGAATTCATATTGATGTTACGAATATAAATTCGGTATACAGCGTCTGATGTACCCTTTACGCCGGAATCGTACAGAACTGCGAATACGTTTGCTTCACCAATCTTTGTGCCGGTTGCAGCTGCACCAATACCTTCACGCTGCGATATAGAAGCTTGTGGAGCGTCATATAGACTTACAGCTGTTAGACCGTCAAAGTCAAACATACCAAGCACTTCACGAGCAAGCACATAACTACCATAGTTAAGTGTGACGGATGCTGCAGTAGACTCGTCAGTAATTGTTGCGCGCTCTACTTCTAGGTATTTTGTAGCTAGAAGCTCTACACGATCACCTTTTACATATGAAGTACCAGCACTAATTGCATAACGGAAGTTGCTTGTGTTTGCGCTATTGAGGCTTGTTGTAGTGAACGGCTTAATGTAGAAATCGCCATGCGGCTCATATATACCTTCCGCAATGACATCACCAAGCTTTGCATATTCTGGATCTGTATTCTGTACAGCAGGTGTCTTTTCAGAGAATTCTACAATCGGGAAGAAGCTGTCTTGATCAGTAATTTCACTTCTGTGCTTTGCAACAAGCGTAGGATTAAGCTTAAGACGATTAGCACCTACACCGTTTCTCTGTGTAGTGTCAGCCGGGTCAATTAGTGATAGGTCTTGAAGGTGTGTAACGATCGACTCAGCTGTGTTAAAACCAACGAGCATGCCGTCAGTGTCAGTATCGAATTCTTTTACAGTAATAGTGTGTGGAAGAACGTTAACAAAATAGCCCTTCTGGTATACTACACCATCACCTACAGCAATACCGTAAGATGTACCTGTTGACGATACATTGGCAGCAACATTAGCTGCCATAACTTTAATAGAATTGTAGAGGTTGTTGGCGTCTAGTGCCGTCGAAAACTTATCTTGCGCAGTGCTATAAATGTTAAGCGTGTCACCGCTTTGGAATTTATCAACAGCATTATTAGATGAGTCAGTACCAGATGAGATATAATTGACGTATAGTCTATTTGTGTTAGGATAGCTAGCTACATAGCCCGGTTTTGCGAGCATAATAGAAGCTCGTACACCAGTATTAGCTGAAACTACTAAAAGGTTCTGAAGAGTCTCTGTATTTACAGATGTGTTTGCACCTTCTGTAAGGTACACGTTCTCAAGATGAACATATTCAAGGTTCGGTTTGTATGTGATGTTGCATCCATCTACTACTGAACCGTCCTTGAAAATATGGTTGCCGAAACGTCTAATCTGCTCCTGGATGATTGTCTGGAGCTGGTTAATTTCACGGACTTGTACACCTCTCTTCGGTATAAAGAGGATACGATAGAACTGCTTGGTTGTGTCGTAATCATCATAATACGGAGAGCTAGAAAGATCCGTTAAAATATTGCTCATATTACCTCAAATAGTCTTATTAAGTCGTGTTATTTATTTGACTTTAATAATTATTTGAACAATCTCACGAGAATTCTCATCACGTTTAATGGTATCAGTGTTAACAATAGCTACCACATCAGCAGAAATAAGTTTCACATCAGGTGTTGTAGCGCTAACAACAGAGGCTGTAATACCGTTTTGGTTGATGATGCGATCATTGGTGATAAATCTTGATGCATGTTGATAGACTCCAGTAATATGTGTAGTATTTGCGTACACAACTTTCATCTTTGTTGCACCGCCTGTATCACTTTCGATCAAGTCGCCAACTTCGAAATTACCGAACAGAGTTGCTACTTCTAATGTAGCAGTGTTGACAAAATTATCTTCATCATAATCAACTGTAGGATCAGCTTCCGTTACTAACCCTCTGATCAAACCAACACGTGAGAATGTGATATCTTCAACAGGAAGATCAACCATGATGTTGTCGAGCTCAAAGTTATACATGATGTAATTTGCAAAAAGTTCATTATAAACGTCTGATCCATGACCTTTAATAGGCGCGATAATAGTCTTTAGAGCACCATCACTAGAGAATGCTGTGTTAGATACAAGCGTTGATGTCGCGTAGGTGTAATTAGAGCCACCAGTCAACATATCTACTCTATCCACTGTGTTACCTTCTATCACAGCAAATGCAGATGCCCCTGAACCATCACCTACGATATTCACGCGTGGTGCAATTGTATATTGACTGCTGATAGTCACATCTGGCATAGATGAATCAACAGTGATAAATCGACCTGAAGAGTTGCTCTTATATCCTGTGATAGTAGCGATGCTGCTTTCAGATGGACCAGAAGAGATATAGAAAGCAGAATCTTTATAAATGTCATCAACGTTAGAAGCACTATCCATAACTCGGAACACTTTGTTGTTAACAACATTCAAAATATTACCGCTGTGAGTAGCTGTATAATTACCGCCATCTACTACATCAACATCTGAAATAGTCCCGGGTACAGCAGCCTCTTTTGTCTCTGTATTTTCAATAACAGGCATTAACTCAGCATTGCTATACGTAGACATTTCTTCTACAGTGATACTATACATATACTTCCATGTATAATTATCACCGTAAGTTGTTGGCATCTGGTCTAGAGAAGATGGTTCTACAGTAGATGGCTTCTCATTAGCGTTGCTAAGACATTTATACACACGTCTCTGTGAAGTGATACAATAAAAATCCTTATCTTCTAAATCAGGATCTAAGCTATCATATTTGTCAAATATCTTTCCGCTAACCCAGTTAATTCTACGGCACAAAGCTACTACATTCGCAGGCTTAACCCGCCCACCGTAGATAATCTGATTTACTATTTGCTGCTCATCATAAATCGTTTTAGGTTTACTGTTAGAAACAGCATCTGTAGTCAAACCATCTGCAACAAACAGGTAAAGGTTATCGTCTGTCAAACTATTAGCATGAGTTCTTACAATACGGCTATAGTAGTTTGGTGTAAATGTGCTAAATGACATTAATTATCCTTGATATATCTCTTATACTGGTAACGACTTAACTACAGGTTCATAGGTAGTGTTGTTAGAGAGGGAATCTGTAGCTACAATTCTCACATCTCCAAAAACAGCGTTGCCAGCTGGGTGATAGATTGCTCTCAATACGTCAATATATTTATCAAGCGTATGTGCGCTTTTCAATACGTATGAGAAGTCCTGGTAGTAGTGACCGTCAAACAAGTACTTGTCATCTGACAAGAAGCTTTTTGTGTTGTCATAATAACCGATATCAATACCAACACCACCAATGACAGTAGTAGCGGTAGCAGCTTTCGTTTTGTCATCTTTAAGAAATGAGATCGAGCCTTGGTTTTGCTGTGCATATCCAGAAGAAAGCACACGAACCGTCTTAATCAAACCCTGGCCATATCTAGAAGTGCCTGTGATGATAGCATCCATACCCACCTGCTTACCATCTATAATCAACCCAGATTTAGATGTAAATGGATCGATAGCAGTGATTGTCGGTGATGCGTCATAGTTGCTCCCAGGATTGTGAACAAGCACACTCTCGATAGTACCTACTGTCTTAGTCTCATATGAAAGACATGTGTCAATCACAGTGTCGAGATCTGCTTCTGGCACTGCCGCAAATTCAAACGTAGAAGATAGAGGTACTTCAGCAAACGGTAATAGTGCATCACTATTCCACAGAAAATCAAATGGATCACCTATTTTACCGATTGCGATTTGCGCTCCTGACCCCTGAGTGTTGGCACCTTGTGTAATTGTTATTACTGTATCTTCACTGTAATAGCTTCCGCCATCCACAATTTCGAATTCAAGAATACCAGTACCTTCAAACACCTCAGCAACAGCGGCAGTAATAGGCTTGTCACCGGTTGTAGCAATGATAGTATCACCTACTTCATATCCTGCAGAAGATACAGTCACGTTTAGATCTGTAACAGAGCCTCTAATAATTGGTGCAGTAGCAATGTCATCATCATTACGTACAACTCTCTCACCTACTTTGAATACACCTTTTACGTTAGTGACGAATAGTAAGTTAACCATACGACCGTTTACGTGTTTTGATTCAACGCTTTCAACAGTTGCAGATGCACCGCTTGTAGCACCGTAAACAAATTGGTTGGTATAGCTATCAGTTAACGGTGAAGATGTAACTTCAATATACTGTGGTATGACCCAAGTGTTGTCAGAAGCTTTAAAGATATCGTATGACGGAATATATTTTTCAACGTCTTCATTGTATAGGAGACGAAACAGAAGCTTTAGACCAGCATCAGAACCTTTTGAACGATATAACTCGAGAATATGCTTCTGAAGCAGTCTTTGGTTACCGAGAATCTCTGGCGGTAAGTTGAACATATATTTTGACTTGAAGTTTTCAAGAAATTTAACATATGTTTCATCGATGTCAGTAATCTTAGAAAGCTCTCGATTGTACTCAAGAGTCTCTTCTTGCTCAACCCATTCATAATATGCTTCCATGAACATGATAAAATCAGTGCCATGCTCTTTATAAAAGGCAGGAAACTGATGCTTGATCTGTTCAACAATGCTATTATGTTCGATATTTGACATTATCTATTCATCACTATGTTGATGTGCGGTGTGTCAAATACAGCATATTTGTTCAGTGAAATATCAATGTCATTATTCTTCAGAATACACGTCAGTGTAATATAGGAATTATAGCTAGTAACAGTCTGCTTTAGCTTTACTTCACCTGTAACATAATTGATAGTACCTGCAGATATGCCTGTAGATTGTGTTGTGCTACCTGTATTAGTATACAGATAAATGAAGCCCTTGCCGTCATCTTTCATGAACACTTCTGTCGGTGTACCATTAATGGTTGTAATAAACGCAGATGAGCTAAATGCAGTA